CTAGGCCAATTTTCACAAGGTTGGCTTTCTTAGGTAAATTTTATTTTATATTGGTACTCACTACCAACCACCCAACAGTGATGCAAGGAGACTCTGTCTTCATGCAATCTTACTACGGAAAAGTTCTCACCACACAATGGGGGTCTTACACAAGTCCCGACATGGCTGGATTAGCCATCATTGGAGAACACAACTTCCCGAATCCAAACAGAGAAGAAGAAATCACGTATATCGATCCCGGTATACACGAAGCTTATCTCGTCTACCCACGTCGTAAAGACTGGTCTTTCTTCGACGGTTACTCTCGTTCCTTCTACACTACTGCAGCACACACAGCTGCCCTCTCTCGTTTCGGTTCAATCTCAAGAGTCCAGAAACCAAACAATCACATTTGGCAACAAGTCGACATCCACACTCGACAACTCTTCCAATCCTTCCCGCGCGCCAAGTCACTCGACTTCGGCTCACAGCTGCGTGACGTTCCCTTCGAACCCACCTCTGCCGCAGGAATCGGCTTACAAGGTCGCAAAGGCGACCCCGGCAATCTAGAACAGGCAATTCGTCAAGCTAACGCTTCAGTCCACAACTTTATGCGTGGCGACGTCCAATCTGTAATAGAACAGTCCACACCAGATCGAGCTTTCACTCGCACTCAACTCACCAAACTCTCGGAAAAGTTGAAAACGCGACACGTATTTGGTCAAGCCTTTCAATACATATTGATAGAAGGATGCTCTGGAGCACCTCTACTCAACATGTTTCTCACAAACGATACTCCCTACTTCATCGGTCCTGATCCACGAACTGCAGTCCCACGACTCATTCAGACGTTTCTCGACGCTGGCCGTCACCTCATCTCCTCCGACTACTCGGAATTTGACGCCTCAGTAGAAGATTGGGAAATCGAAGACGTCTTCGACGACTTCGAATCAATACTCGACTTCCCCAACGAAGAATCACGAGCGGCATTCACTCTTGCACGCATTCTCTTCGTCAACCGCAAAATTGCTGGTCCCGACAGGATCATGTACAGAAAACACAAAGGTGTCCCTTCTGGCAGTTTCTTCACCAACATGGTTGACTCCTGGGTTAACTATCGACGTATGCAATACCTTCACCTGAAGGTAACCGGCGAACTATTGGAACCGAAGTTCCTCAAAGTTCAAGGCGACGACTCGCTCATGGCAACAAACCGTTTCCAAGCTGTCAACGCATTCAAGCTGGCTACCGCCTCACCTGAACATCCGCACTGGATGCTCAAGCCCGAAAAGG